CAATAAGAAGAGTCTTTATAATATTCTCTAGCAATAGTATACAAAGTATCATTATCAGTTATAGCATGAAATCTATTATTAACCGATCCCCTAAATGATAAAAAATCCCTTTGAAGAGATCTATCTCCCTCTTCATAAAAAATTATATAACCCCTATCATATAAACCCTGTGCCATTATCCTACAGATTTTATTTGTTCTAAGGTTAAATTACTTTCATCAATTCTAGCCAAGATAACAGTTTGATAAGCTTGAACAGGTAACATATGAGTTCTCTCAATTACACCATCCCTAAGATTGGCTTTATTAAATTGAGTTAATTTATAAGAAGCCGAGATTACTTGAAAATAAATATTCTTAAATAACACATCCCCTTCACCCCATTTCAATAATACCCTATGAGGATTTCCCTGATAACCATCAGCCTTTGAAAGAGATTCTATTCTTCTACAATTTCTTATTACTTCAGTCCTATCCCAACTAGTGGAATACCAATCAATATCAAATCTTAATTTTGATTCTCCCCCAGTATAATGATAGAAAGGGGTATTCCTAGCCATGGGCTTAATTACAGCAAAGGTAGATTCAGAATCCCATTCTAATTCTTTAGGAACGGTTTGAAGTTTTATTACTTCATAACCTTGATTTGGCCCCTGACTATCAACATCTATAATAGCAACATAATCTTGAATTTTTTGCCCCTTATAAGGAGTAAAGTTATGAGTATTTGTATTTGGAGCTGAAACTACCTCGGGTCTAGCCGTCCGTTGTGTTCTCCAATTTTCTATCTCGGGTTGAGTATTAACATTAGGGGCTTTATCATCATTTAAAATTCCTATAGCCCCACCCCTTAGTCTACGGAAAAAGATAGTAGCTCTTCTTGCTTCTATACCCCCCTGTACTCCAAGAGTAGCGGGTTTAGGTAAAGTCACCCTCATATAATTTGACCAAATTGGTCCTTTTAATACTGCCATATTAATAAAGTCCTATATTACGTTCTTGGTAATCGCTTTGCTTCTTTAGTTGTTTATTTATCTGTTCACTAAATACAGTTTCACCATCTAAGTTAACATTTAATACTAGAGGAGGAAGAGTTTCCATAGACATCATCTTCCTGATTTCTTCAGTCAAAGCTTCGACCCTACTAGTAGCACCTTCAGGAACTCCCATACCAGTAATACCCATTAATTTAGTAATAGGGGCAGTCATCCCAAGAAATTGGATAGCATGTTCCATTCTCGAGGGAGTTCCAAATTTTTCTGAGGCCTCCTGTAATTTTTTTTCTTGGAGTGCTTTTGTATTACCTTCAACAGAACCCGTGTTATTTTTAAAAGCTCGAACCAATACTGCGATTAAACCGGGTATTACAAAGGCTAAGGCCATTCCCAGAGGACCCCCAAAAATCCCAATAACCCTACCTAACCCAGAAGCTAATGCAGCAGTTGTACCAGTTCCCGCAGCTGTTCTTCCTAATCCCATCATCATTCTAGCTCCTAAAGCTCTAGCCCCATATTGCTTTCTAGCTGCAGCAGCAGCGGCTGCTGCAGATCCATACATCATAAATCCTCCCCCAGGACCTCTTACCCCATATCCGGGTCTCCCAAATAAACCAGTAGGATGATATCCATATTGGCCTTTTCCTCCAGTTCCGGGAATACCCATCATAGCTGCTCTAGTAACCATTCCATATTTCCAAGCCGCTCCCGCCATGGCATTCCAAGCAGCAGCTCCTTTTGCTCCCATAGCCACTGCAGAACTACCTGCTTGTATATGGAGCAATTTTAATCCAGCTACTAAACCTTTATAAGCAAAACCCAAAGTTTTAAGAACAAGAAAACCTGCTATACCAACTGAAAGGAATTCACCTAAGAAGGGGACTTTAAGAAGAGTAGTAACTCCCTTAGTAATACCCCTTAAAACTTTAACCAAAGCTTTTAATACAGGTTCAGCTGCAGTTGTAAAAGCAATCCAAGTAGCTTGCCATTCAGATATCAATTTATCAAGTTCCCCCTTAAGAGTAGACATCATATCCTCCATGATACGAGCTGAATGTCCTTGAGCTTTTTGAGTAATCTCAGAAGAGAATTTTTCAAATTCTTGTAAGTTACGTAAGAACAGAGAACCGGCCCTTTTACCCCTAACCCCAAAGATTGATTGAAGAATGGCTTGTTTCTCAACATTCATACCTGGCCCAAAATTCTGTTCTATGGCTCGACCCATAGTTTTCATAATCTGAGTCATTGTAAGAAGGTTACCAGCTTCATCGGTAACATCCTGAATTGACAATCCCAATTCTGCAAGAGCCCTCTTACTTGGACCACTACCAAATGAAGAAAATGCTCTAGATAAATACCTCATAGCATTTTCCATTGCAACACCAGCCATAGATCCTTGCATACCAGCATTACCAAGAGCCATAACCATAGCAATAGTTTCTGGTAATGATACATTTAAATCCATAGCTGTTGCTCCAGCATATTTAATAGCTTCTCCTAAGTCAAATAAATTAGTATTAGCTCGAGTAACCCCATATGATAATAGGTCTGCTATATCCTTTGTATATTTAAATTCGATATTAAACTGCTTCATTACGTTAGTCATAATATCAGCAGCTCCCCCTTTACCCCCCAATTGAGCCATTGTAGCACCAGCAAGATTAACTGCCCCAGTTATATTATGAAGTACTTGAGTAGCATCCATACCGGCCATTGCCATAAACCTCATACCTTCGGCAATGTCTTGGGGATAAAACATAGTTTGCCCAGCTAATTGCTCGGCAGTATTCATTAACTCTTTATGTTCGGCAACATTTGCAGCAGTCACAGATTTAACAAACTCCATCTCATATCTGTAATCTGCTGCCCTTTTAATATTCCTCCCCAAACCCCTTATCATCATAGCCCCACCAAAAGCTAATCCCAAATTCAGATTCCTTTGATAGCGGAGTTGATCTTCTTGCATTTTACGTAACTCGGCATTCAAATCCCTAGACGAAGATTTAATTTTAGCTGCAGGGCCAGTAAACTGGTCACGCAAAAACATTGTTAAGCCTATACCAAGGCTAGAACCACCACCTCCTACCATGATTGATTATCTTTTCTTGAAAAGCTTTTTCTGTTCATCATCATACCTATCACAAAGCTCTAAGAATTTTCGTCTTCGTCTTACTGAAAAAGTTTTATACTCTTTAAATGAAAAGTGTAGGTTATATTGGGAGACTCTAAAGTATTCAGTCTCTATATCTCCCGAGGAAATAAAAAATCTGACGAACTTAATATGGGGAACTCAATTTTTTCTTTTGTTTTAGGATGGGGAATCTCAGTAAAGATTTGAATAATAGGATCAGCCATAAAAACTTTATTCCTTATCTCCACCATTTCTTTGGCATTATAATTTTTAAAGTTCTCAACCTTAACCCAATTATCCCCTAATTTTTGTTCAAGTTGCCTAGCCCTCAATTCAGTGTTTTTTCCAAGAGATTCAATACTTAATTGCATTAAATACTTTTCCCCCTCTCCATTCATATAAGTAAACCGGAAATGTTTACCAGATGAAGTAGTGAATTCTTCACCCCCTTTATTACCACCCTGATGAGGGGGGATACGGAATTTGTTATAAAGAACATCCCCTTTTACTGGAAAATCATCAGAAGCATAATCCCATATCAATTGTTCGAGATCTTCTTCGTATTCTGCTACTAACCCATCTGGCCATTCATATTCAAATCTAACTATATTACCAAGAGAAAATATACGGCTTGCTATAATAATAAAATACTTATCACAAAGCTTCATACTTTCTATATCATCATAAGTGGGTTTAATGCCTTTACCCCCCCTAACAACTATACCCTGAACAAACTTGTTAAGATTCTCCCCAAGATATGAACCCGTGGGGCTAGATAAAATATCATCATCCTCTCCAGTTTGTTGTCTTAAAACAACTTTATCACCAGAAGGAGTTACAACTTCTATTACATCCCCATACTGTTCAGTCAATTTTTTTAAATCCATAATGTTATTTATTATTAATAGTACTTAGGTTACTAGAATATAAGAAAAAAGGGGTTCCTTTGAACCCCTTTCTCACTACTCATGGAAACAAAAAAATACTACTACAGCTTCTCCATTTCATCCACTGAAAATTCTACATTCTCAATAGTGTTATCTGAACTCTGACGATCAAATTCCATCCCACTAAGAGTTGAAGGCCAAACCCCATAAAGAACCCAAGTATTCAAAACAGTAACTCCATCCTCAGCAAACTCCGTAACATATAAAACCTTTTTATAAATATCTGGAGGAGCTCCACCCCCAATCCTAGAACTTTGACAGGTATCATGCCATGAGCGAATGTATGTATCTGATTGATCAGAAACCATAAGCTTCTCACATACACATTTACTAATCATAACTCGACCAGCAGTCTTAATATCATGATTAGTATCACCATGAACTGTTTCCTCAATATCAGAATCAGGAAGAGTTACCTTTTGAAAAAGAAAAGGATTAATAGGATCAGGACTGATCTGGAGAGACCAATTAAACCTCTTCCTCGGATTTGCTACTTTAGCCATGTTTTATTATTTTAAAAATGGTTATTCAATATATACTCCTTCTCCCTGAACCAGCATCAGGTTAAAGGTTAATTCTTGCAGAGAAGGAATGGGCCATACTTTAAGGTTAATTTTATATTTCCCATTCTGTACATCCACAGGATCATTAACCTGTAGATCATCTAGAGTATCGGCCTCCTGATCCCCATAATACTCATACTTATAAAGGGCACGATAAGCGGGAGAAGTAAGCCTATCCAAAAACGGAACTATATGATAATAAATTTTCTTAAATGTAATTGTATCATTAGGTTCTTCAAGATAACTTTCCAAAATTGGTTTAAGAGTTTTCTTAAGATAAATAATCAACATTACCACATTTAAGAATTTTTCTTGGTTATTAGCAAGTTGAGCACTGAAATTACCAGATACCTGGGTAACATTATTTTTCACCACCATCATATTGACCTGGGCCTGTGCCAATGTATTTAGATCTGTAAACTTAGCTGGAGTTCCAAAATTAGTTACAACCCCAAGAGCATCGGATACTGCCCCCTTAGTTTGGCCCGCAATAGAATACCATAATCCAAAATTATTATATACATAAGCTGCAACCCCAAGCACATCCCCTATCTCAGACATAGACTTTTCCTGAAGAGTAACTTCTTCTCGGATTCTTATTCCACCCCCAAAGAAAACCCCATACTGTGAATCACTTCCAACAGTTTCCCTTTCAGTTACAAGAGCTGCAGCAGTAGTGATAGAATTAGAGAGATGAGCAAAGAATACCAAATCTCCTCTACCATCGGCATAAGTAATACCTGCTGCATTTATGGCATCATCATCTTGTTCTGGTACAGCCATAACAACCCCATCATCCACATCATCAAATTCAGCCATAGCTCCGGTGTAATCCGCAGCAACATGCCCAGTAGGATCTACTCCCCCCGAAAAAGCAGAAGCAGCAGCAACAGCAGGTATAAGAAGAGTAGCAGTAGAAGCATCCGCATAGGTAAAATCAAAATTTTGAGAAGCTTGTTTTACTTCATCCAAACAAGTTTGGTTATCTGCTATATCTGCAATAAAAGCAGGGATATTTTCATAAACCTCATTTAATTCAGATTCATTACCATGAACCAATTCCATATTCCAATAATTAGAATCCCCATTAGAAGCAGCTTTAATTTCAACTGTGAAATTATTATAATCAGCCCCCTTATATTTAGGTTGAATAGCGAAAAGATTTACTGGAACCCCATCCCCATTAGCAATATTTTTTGCAGTGGCTTTTACTGCAGCAGTAGCAGCAGCATCTACACGACAT